GTAAGGCTCAGTTTGTTATTGAGTCTTATACTATTTTTTTCTTATATCATTATGTTATATAACCCTGAGTGAATCTGTTAGTTTACTTATATACACTTACAGCTACTGTTAGTTTACTTATATACACTTACAGCTACTATTAGTTTACTTATATATACAGCTACCAGTTAACTAAAGGTGACTAATGCTTTTTACATTTAATTATAAGTTTCTTTAAAATAACTGTTGACTCAAGGTAACTATCTCTTTATAGTGGAGTCTCAGTAGTTAAACAAGTAGTAATAAACAAGGAGATTAAACCATGAGTTACACACTAGAAAGCACCAGCACTAAACTTAAGGCACGTATGACTATTAAAGCCTTTAAAACTTCAGACGCAATGTATACATTCTTAAATACTGGTAGTAATGGGCTAACTTGGAAAGAAAGCATACGAGGTTTAAAGGCAGGCACATACGCTTACGCTGGAGGTAATTGGCATAATGTGAAAAGCCTTGATAGTTCAGTATTGGCACATATATAACAAGTTTTATCTATTTTTTCATTAAATTGGTTACCTTTAAGTAACTATTAAACACACTGGAGATTATCAACATGACAAACGCAACGATTCAAGTTTATGTATCAACATACGCAAAATACAACTCAGGCAACCTTAAGGGGGCTTGGGTTGACTTGGAATATTATGATAATGAAGATGCCTTTAATCAACATATCGCAGAACTACACAATGATGAAGTTGACCCTGAATATATGATTCAGGATTTTGAAGGATTCCCTAGAGAGTTTTACAGTGAGTCCGGTTTAGATTCTCGTGTTTTTGAGTGGTTAGAATTAACCGATTCAGACCGTGAACGTGTAGCCGCTTTCCTTGATTGTTTTGGGGATTGTGCCGGGGATTTATTTGAAGCTGCTGAAAATGCCTTTGTGGGTTGTTATGATTCAGATTCTGATTTTGCTTATGAAACAGTGGAGAGTTGTTATAACCTTGAGGAGCCTTTAGCTTCATACTTTGACTATGATAAATTCGCTAGAGACTTAATGCTTGACCATAGTAGCTCCAATGGGTTTTATTTTTCTAGTAATTGGTAACCTTTAAGAGATTATCACTTATAGAACCTTTAGTTTTACTTTAGGGTTCTATAGGGGCTTATCTTAGTCCAGACTTAACGATTAACAATGGAGAATTACATCATGACTTTAGAAACAGAATCAATGATAGGAAAGGTAATAACTTGTGCTGAAACAGGTAAAACTTTCTTAGGCGCAACTGTAGGTGTATCAACTAATTATGCTACGGACTCTTACGGTAATTACTACAGTGATGAAGGTGTAGATTTAAGAGAGCGTAAAGAATTACTAGACACTTCAAAGCCTTATTTTGCATATATCTCTTGTGATGGTTACTACATTACAGGATGGAAAGGTAATAACTTAATGAGAATAATAAGTTCAGTAACTTGTAAATTAACTCGTATGAGTTACACCCACTCAGCTGAATCATATAAAAGTATTCGTGCTATAGATGATAACGGGCAAGTATGGTATGGGCGAGGTAGTGCTGGATTTTGTGTAACTTTACGTGCTATTAAGAAAGTAGGTTAACCATGAAATGGCAAATCAAATTAGTAAGTA